TAGCTAAGGAATAATCAATGTCTACATCGTATCATGATGCACAACCTTTAGGAGATATACATATAGTCCCTAACTGGCAATACGCAGACGCAACAACAAGATTAGCAGCTACAGGGTTTGTATCAGGAGATGTATTAAAAGTAGCTTACCAAATAGATACACAAACACTATGGTTACTAGTAGCTACTACTCCAACGTGGGTAATAGTAGGAGCTATTAGCCCGTATGTTCCCCCTATATTGTCTAGTTTTACTTGGCTAAATCAAGGCGGAGCAGTAGCCTCTAATAATGGAAGTACTCTACTAATGAGTATACCAGACTCAGGGTCTAGTCTGGATTGGAGATTACTATATAAGGCAGCACCTACTCCACCCTATAGTTTAGTAGTATGTATTTCCTCTATAATGTCTAATTTTAACTCTCAAGCTTCTGGTATATATTTTTATGATACAGGCTCTGGTGATCTATCAGGGTTTGAGTTTCTTACACAAGCAGGTAGTGTCCGTGCATGGACTGTAAGAAACTTCCCAAATCCTACTAGTGGTGGTACTATAGTGTATCAGTCCCCAGGAACTACATGGAGAGGGCCAGATACATCAGCTACATGGATGAGATTAAGGAATGATGGAACTACACTCTACTATGATATCTCACTTGATGGAAGTAACTGGCATAATCTATATAGCCAATTGGTAAGTGCATACGTTACTCCTAACAGTATTGCATTCGGAGGTTTGTGTCTTACCGGTGGTGGTTTTCCTTTCTTAGATGTTGATATTATTAGTTGGACTACAACTAATTCAGCAGCTTTTTAATTAACTCTTTGGGAGTACTTATGAGACAAAACTTTGTGATATTTACACTACCCGGTATAGTAGCCTTTATACATACAACTCCTGTAGAAATAAAGACTATGGCCTTCTTTGCTTTTTGGCTAACAGTCTCAGATTTCTTTTTTGGAGTTGTAACTTCATGGGTATGTAAAGAGTTTAGATCAAGTAGGATGAGATTAAAGTGGTGCAGTAAGATAGGTATATACTATGTATGTGTAATCCTGTCTTGTCTAGCAACTATACTATTTGGTTACTACCAAACTGAAGTCTTTACTTTAGGTATCATAATTGCTTGTGAAGTTTCTTCTCATGTAGAGAAACTAATCAAGATGCAACAATACTCTGGGCTACCTATGGGGTTACTTGATAAGTTCCTATCCGTTATAGCTCCGGGATTTGACATATCATACCATAACCCCGGTAGTGATAAGCCTGACCCAGGACAAACTGTAGTTAGGCACACTGCCATTATATCTAACGATCCCCGAGAACCAGAGATACATTTCTCTGAGACAGAAACTATACCACTACATAGACCTAAAGTATTGGTAGAAAGGAAAGAACAAAATGTGGACACCACAAGCAGTTGACCAAACCCTAATGATAGTAGCAGGAATAGCTAGCACCATCTACACTATAGTAAAGTTGCTTAAATCAAATAGTGATTTAACTAACAGTACAGCAAACAGTATACCTCCAGAGTTTGCACATAAGGCACTTGACAATGCTATAGCGAACCAGACACCATCACTTACCACCACTGTAAACAATATAACTACTGGACCTACTCCGACGACCGCGCCGGAAGGCACCGTGTAGTTTCTCTGGGTATGATATAATATCATACTCTATTTACTCCCAGAAAGAAGGATCTCTATGCCGCCCGTTGAACCAACAAATACGCCAGACCCTGAAGTAAAACTTCCACTTACTGTATTTAACGATCTAAAGTCTGCTGTGGCTAAAGCTAAAACAGAGTTTATGAACGGTGAAGCAGCTACCAAACTTGTGATTGCAGATTGGGAAACCAAAGTAGCAGCTATTAAAGCGAAGACTATAGAGTTGTATGGTGATGCTCAACCAGAACTGCATGAGCTAATAGATGGGCTAAGTGCTAGTGTTACACAAGTAAAGAACCTATCGTTTACGGATCTTCATGCAGCAATCATAGATCCTCCTAAACGTGGAGTAACTCCTGCTGCTAATGCTGCTGATCCAGCCAATAGCCTAGTCTCTCACCTAACAGCCGATGACATTGATGACGATGGTAGTGTAAAAACTGCTTAGTAAAATTGCTCGTAGAGTTTAGGCTCTACGGGCTTTTTCTTTGTCATTAATTAACCGGCCATTTCTACCCATAATATATACTTTTGCCGGATAATATTATCAGACACGTCGATATCTATACTTTAGATTTATCAGAGAAGAAAAGTATATATTATAGGTAAAAGCTACCGGTTAATTAAGCCCGGCAATCGTATGCACGACCATGAATATTCCCCTACTTTTTGAGCATTCCCCATCTAAGAATAATTATTTTTCAAAATCCCTTGACAAGTTTGAACCGTTCTGCTATAATTATGCCGGGGTTACTCCGTCTCAATTTCGCATGGAATGAAGCATGGTCCCGGCATATTAGGGACGACGGAGTAACCCTAAAGTCTAGTTTGCAGGAGTTTGTGGTGAACTTCAAAATTAAAAGAACGGCTAAACTTAAGATACCACTAGAGTTTAGTACTGTTATAAGTGGTGGACAGATAGGCGCAGACATAGCAGGGTTAAGGGCTGCTAAACATGTTGGTCTTAAGACAGGTGGCAACATGCCAAATAGGTTTATGGCTCTAGATGGTTTACATCCAGAGTACGCTAAATTATATGGTATGGTTGATGACAGTGCAGGATATAAGTCACGTACTTTTAAGAACGTGGGGCAGTCTGATGCTACTATAAGACTTGCCACTAACTTCAGTAGTCGTGGTGAGTTATGTACCTTGAATGCTATAAAGCGTTACGATAAGCCATACTATGATGTGGACATGGTAAACTATAATCGTTACATAGGCCCAGATGATATTGTAGACTTTATAATCTACAATCAAGTAACTACACTAAACATTGCAGGTAATGCTAATGTGGAACTTGAGAAACCTATATATGAGTTACTTGTCGCAGTATTCAGCGAGTTAGTGCAGGTGTGTATCTAATGTCTGGGGCTAATAAAAGCATGAGTGGAGGTAGAATACACTCTATACTACTGTCAAGTGCAATCTCAATACCTGTAAAGGTACCACATAAGGACATAGAGTATAAGGGTTGGCTCATTAGAGTATTCCCTGCTCTAGTAGAAGGTGAGTTGTGCCAGTACAGCATCTACGATAGTAACCTAGAGTTTATTGGGTGGCCTAAAGACCGTACGTACACTTAAGGGTGCCAAACAATTCATTGACATCAAGCGACAAGGAAAAATAGTTAAACGTCTAACGTTTGTGATGAAAGGAAAAAAACAATGACAGTCCCATCAATAAAGGCTGTGGCAGGTGGCTCCGTTTTGTTAGGTGCAAAGTCTCAGGTACTAGCTACTGATCCATTGTCTTGTAGGCAGTGTGGTAGCAGTAAATGGTCCTTCACATCCGAGAAGGAAACAGGGTTTGACCTAAACACTGGACAAATAACACATACCACGTCTAGAGTTAGACTTAGGTGTGCTAAGTGTAACAGGCAAGCAACTATAGCAAACTTCAGTGCTATATCTGACACTGATTTGTACGTTAGAATAACTAAAGGAGATTAGATGAAAAGAGTAGTGAGTAGGTATCTAAAGGGTAGGCGCTCTGAGGTAATGAGTGATGGTGCTGCTGTAGCATTAATAATGTCTATACTTCTAGCCTATAGTATAGTATACAGTACAGTATCAGACAGAGCTTTCAATAACTACTGTGTAGATCGTTTTGTTCAATCCAAGTAAGGTAATCCAATGAAGTTCATTCGTAAAACAAACATCACAAACTCTAAACCAACGCCAGAACAACCTATACTGGTAAACAAATCTACAGCCTCTATACTTAGTATTGAGTTTGATACTAAGATGCCTAGACTTATGACTGACATTATTCATTCATGGGTTTTATGTAAAAACCAATGGATGACACCATTAGAGGTTAGTATCAGAATATCTTCACTAGGGTTTACCTTCAATGAAGAAGTGGATAATCTAGATGCTGTACGTGCTTTAGTGTTCTTGGATTATATGTGCCGACTAGAGCCTAACCCACGGGAAGGCGTACCAGTATGGCGATACAGACTAACAGCTAAAGGGCTAAAGGCTATACGTGCTGCTAGGGATCAGTATAAAGAGGATAACGGTCTTACTCCACACATTATGAATAGTAATGGTAAGATAGTACCTGTTATTACCTCCGAAGAAGATTGCAGTAAGTGTAAAGGCTCTGGCGACTACCGAGGCAAGATATGTGTAGTTTGTAATGGTGAAGGTTCAGTCAAAAAAGAAGTATCATCATTCCCAGAGAATAAACCGGCCAAGCCTTTAGGATGGGCGGCTATTGGAAAAGGAAGTAATCCTGAGAGATTAGCCAAACTTGCTGAACCAAAAAAGTTCACTTCACTACCTAAAGTGATTACACCTAGAGTTAAGCTTATGAAAGATTGCCCTACTTGTAAGAGTAGTGGAGAGTATAGAGGTTCACTATGTAATAGGTGTAAAGGTTCAGGTGAAGTAGAAGTAGTAGTAGATTCTAGATTTACTGAACCAACTACTCCAAAGAAGATAGCCTTTAGGGGAGGTAGAAAATAATGGAACTAACTAAAGAAGAGGCTAAAATACTTCTTGATGCGTTACGCCCAACAATAGTTAACATTATAATGACTTCACCAATGTCATACACGAAGCTTCTTGCTGAGAATAATGAGAACAGAGAATACAACTATAATTATCTCATACTTGAAGCTAGACTTTATTCTTTTTATATGGACGATAGTGGTTGTGTACAACGGGCTATAGAGTTTCTATCGCAGTTCTATAATCCAAAGTCTAGTACCACCCCAACAGTAGTTAATGAGAATGACCCAAAGTATAGGTTAGATCCTGATCAACTAGACTATCTACATAAAATTGTAGGTCGTAAAATCTAGACTAAACTCTAGTACATTTTTAATAAAGTCGGTGCCTTAACTGGTACCGGCTTATTTCCGTTTCAAGGTAGGCCATGAAGTTCGTCTATAACCCACGTGTAAAGCCCCCTGAAATGTCCGTACAACGGCGTAAACGTTTCAAACTGGTAAGAACAGGTACCCGTAAATACTACCCTTACCAGCAGGACTTCCACAATTGGGCCATGCCACGTCAACACTTTGCATCATTCATAGAAATGAGATTAGGCAAGAGTTTGGGGGTAATTAGAGTTCTTATTGAGAAGTCTAATATAGAAGGTGTAGAGAGTAGACCCCATCCTATACTTATAGTTTGTCCAATGTCTGTTATAAAGACATGGCAGAGAGAACTAGAGTTAGAAGGTGAACAATACGTAGTACTTCATGGCAAGACACTAGATCAACGAGTAGCTGCTGCTGTGGTAGAGGGTTTTGACAAACCTTGTGGCAGAACTTGGATACTGATAAACTATGATAGTCTAAGGGCTACACCTGGGCTAGCTAATTCTGCATTCAAATGGTTTAGTGTAGTCCTTGATGAAAGCACTATAATCAAGAATGTAAAGTCTAAGATAAGCACACTATGCGAGAGACACTTTAGAACTGTAGAGCATAGAGTGATAATGTCTGGACTTCCTTCACCTGAAGGTGAGCTAGATCTATTCCAACAATTCAAGTTCTTATACGGTAGCTTTATGGGCTATAAAAGCTACTGGCACTACCGTTTAGGTATGTTTGAATTGACGTACGAGGGATGGAAACCAAAGAAACGTGAACTCTGTACTTACTGCAACAATGAGTATGACAAACGTATATGTTGTCCTAACTGTGAGTGTAAAGGCTACACTCCTTTCTCTGGGAAAAGTTTAATTAAACAAGCTGTTCACGATAATGCTTTTGTGCTTACCAGATTTCAGGCAGGAATTAACGTCAAAAAGGTTAGAGTACCTCGATATGTTAAGATGGCTGAGATACAAAGGAAAGTCTATGATCGTATTGAAGATGAGTTTGTAGCAGAGATTAGTCCTGATAGGGTACTAGAGACTGATCATATCATAGCTCAACTTACTTGGTTAGGTAGAGTTACGGGTGGATGTGATGCTGAAGGCACATACAAATGGGCTATCAAAACTACAGAACTTGTGAACCTACTTAAAGGTGAACTCAAGGATCAAGCTATTGTTGTAGGGTTTAGGTATGATGCTGAGATACATGCCGTAGCTGCTAGATTGAAGCATGAGAACATAGCTTGTGCTACTCTAACAGGTGTAGACAGTAGAGAAACTAGAGTTGAGAAGACTGAATGGTTTATGAACTCGACTACTAAGTCTAGAGTTATTCTTGTTCAGATAAAGAAGGTAGCTCAGTATGGTGTAGACTTATCAGCTTGTGATACTATGGTCTTCTATAGCTGTACTTACAGTGGTGAAGAGATGAACCAGTTTGAAGATCGTATAGTTGCTGTACGTAAGACAGGATGTACTATGATGTATATCTACTTACTGGCAGAAGATACTATAGATGAAGATTACTTTGAAGCTACTAGAGATAAGATCCGTAATGCTAAGCAGCTAATGGCTAGGATAAAAACTAACTTCTACAAACGGGTGTCATTTAAAACTAAACCCAAGACTAGAACAAGAAAGGACGCAGCATAATGTATATACTTTGTATAGACCCTGGACAGTCTAGAGGGACTGGTGGAACAGGTTATGCTCTATTTAAGCATGACATAACAGACCCGAAGAAAAAAGAATACCTTATCCCAGAGAAAACGGGTATCCTAAAGTCTAGGAAGGTCTCATGGGAAGAGAGAGTTGATGACTTAATAGATCAACTAGAAACTCTACTAGTAACACTAGACATTAATGACATAGGAGATACCAATACTCTGTTTCCTTGGCTAGACTGCTACATAGAGCTACCTAACTACTTCCAGAGTGCCAAAGGGCAACTATGTGCTACAGGACAGAATGGTGATGATAGTAGTCTAGTTAAGCTTGCTACCTATGTAGGTGAACTTAGACGAATGCTATTATGTCTAGGGTGTAGATCAGTAACCTACGTACGTATTAATGGTGCTGAGGGTTGGAAAGGAACAATGAAGAAGCCAGCTGTAGCGTCTAGGATAGCTCGACGACTAAATGATGTGTTACCCTCTAACAGTCATCTAGTCAGGAAAGGAACAAAAGAAGAACCTACACTCTGTACTGGTACCACAGAAGTTGTAATTTACTCATCTCATTGTATAGATAGTATAGGTATAGGGTTGTGGGTGAAAAAAGTATTTCAACCAAACTCTACAGAAAAGGAACAAGAATGAAAATAGTAATAGAAGTAGGCGAGCTAGGAAATAGCCCATTGTCCGTTTTATCATTATCTAGATATCCTCAGTTCTTACAGATAGGGTTGGTAGTTAAGTCTCATATCAACCAAAAGTTAATTGGTGAGGTTACAGGGTTTAGTAGACGTGGTTATGGCAGTGTTAATGTAAAATACACTAATGAATTAGGAGAACAAAAGCACAACAAGTATGATGCTTTGTATGAGTGGGAACTAGTTATATACTAGGGTATAGGGACAAGAATGAACTTAACTAATCGGTTTGTAACCAGTGCTTTTAATAATCCTAGAAAATGGCATAGACAATCTGGGCATGATAAACCAGAAACCATTACAGTACTATGTAGTATGATCATACCAGACCCTATATACCATAACAGTATGTACGGCATAGGCAATATCTATGTTGGTCCAGATCAGTGTCTTGAGTGTAGAGAAAGGGATAAAGGAGATGGCTAAAGTTGTGACTATGACAACCACTAAAGGAAAGATAACAGGACGTACAACTCCAACTAGACAGTTTAAACTAAAGTCTGGAGTTGCGATGGCTAAAGAGCGTATAGGAAAACTACTTCCTGTATCTCTCGGATCAAAGGATAAAAGTAGGATAGTATCTTGCACTCCTAACGCTAGTGGAGTATCTTGTTGGTACTTACTAGAGTGTGGTGTTAGGGTATGTGTAGAGTACAAGAACTGGCGTCCTATCATGTGGTGCGGAGTACCAAAGAATGGCATTCAAAGTTAGACACAAGAGCCATCTACTAAAGATGGTGACTGAAGGCTATAGTCATTGTGTTAGGTGTGAGATAGGTGAGCACTGTAGACACCACGTATTTATTGACACCATACCTAAGACTGTGTTAGACTTTGGGAATAACAGACTACACTATCTATTCATAGGTGAAGCACCCGGAGTTACTGAAGACATTACAGGATTTCCATTCACAGGACCGGCAGGTGATTTGCTCCGTAAAGCAATAGACTTGTCTGGTAGTGTAGAGTGTCCTGTGTGTTGTGGTGTAGGTAAGTGTAAAGCATGTTGGGGTTATGGTAGGCTAACTATAGGCTTGACCAACCTAATAGCTTGTAGACCATATGAAGATCCTAAAAACCCTAGATGCCTAAAGAACCGAGAACCAGACCATATAGAAGTTATGAACTGTATGGAAAGACTGCTAGACACCATCATAGCCTTTAATCCCTTAACTCTTGTCTTTCTAGGAAATGTAGCACAATCATATATGTGGACGATACGTGAACAACTAGAGGTTAGAGGAATGACTGTAAGGCTAGAAAAGCTGTTACACCCATCCTTCATACTTCGTAGAGGTGGTCTAGACTATAACCATAAATATGTTGATCAGATAAGTAGTATGTTCCACCACTATTGGGATTGCTGGCATACTGAAGGTTATGAGAGAGAATACAAACCACCAACTGTAAATAACGGAATGCCTATTCCTAACCCTAACTACACTTTAGATGACTATTTTGCAGAGTAAACACTATGGCCCAACAAACAAACCCGTACATCAATGTTACTATGTACTCTGACAAGTTCATTCAAGCCACCGTAGGTGATCTTAACAGGTACATGGATCTACACTTAACTGAAGATGGTCTCTGTGTCAGACTATGCTCACAAGATAGCAGTAAAGATTACTCACAGACACTAGACTTTAATGAACTCTTTAATGTTGTCTCAGCAGCTGTAGAACTAAAGCGTAGAACTAAAGTAAAGATCAGACCATTTACCCAAACAGAACTAGAGTTTGAACCTATGTCACCAATGGAACGACAACATAGTAATTTACTCCCAGAAAAGAAACGGTTCACCATGAAGAAGAAACCAAAATGAAACTAACAGTATTTCAGATACTAGTACTACAGTTACTCTACTGCATATTCTATGAGATGTTATGCCAACACAGTAGAACAGGTAGAGAAGAAGATAGAGGCGCTTTACTCAAGCACCTACCTTACCAACGATTACTAGAGAGAACTAACAAAGTGTTAGATAAAGGATTAAGCTATGAAACCCGTAAAGTTCAAACCCAAACCTAAACAACCAAGTGTATTCTTTAGTCTGCCCCGTGACGGTATTACACAAAGTGGTATACAGACTTTCATAGACTGTTCAATGAAGGCTAAGTATAAACTAAAGTTAGGACTAGACCATGGACAATACAATCCTGCTTTAGATTTCGGGTCTCTATTTCATGGAGTGCTGGATACAGTTTACTCCCAGAGAATAGGTCACGGCATTTTAAAACGGGACAGCAATCTTCTTTTCTGGGAAGAGTTATGTGAGCAGGCTTTAGAGCAATGGTACACAGATACTCTAGAGAGCCAAGAGTTAACACCATCACAAGAACAAGAGTTTGAACGTCTATGGGGAATGTGTGGAACCGTACTTCCATACTACTTCAGACGTTGGCAGAAAGATGATAGCAAGCTAGAGTGGATAGCTGTTGAAGAAATCTTTGATTACACTATACACGTTAGTATGCCTTATTTAGGGGTTGGTGGTTGTGATTTAGTAGTTCCTATTAGGGTTAGAGGTAAGATAGATGGTCTAGTTCGTTACAATGGTAGACTTTATCTTGTCGAGCACAAAACAAAAGCTGAAATAGCTGAGATGATTAATAAGAACGGTAAAGTCTCATGTCAAGCCATTACTGAGAAGATGGGCTATGAACTTCAAGTCAATACCTACGCTTTAGCTATCTATGAGAAGTATGGCGAGTATCCCGCAGGTGTCATATACAACTTAATAAAACGCCCCGGATTGATTTTCAAAGGAACTTACAATCGTAAGCCTGAAAGTATTCCACAATTTCTAGCTAGAGTTGAGGATGACTTAGTAAAGAAAGGTGATGAGTATTTTTGTAGGTACAGAGTTAGACTATACCCTAGAGAGATAGAAGAGTTCAGGAATGTTGAACTTAATCATTGGTTAACAAGAATGTACATGTGGGACAGAGGCTTAGAGCCAAGTGTGAAGCAATCTAAAAGCTGCTCTATGTTTCGCAAGCCATGTGAGTACCTTAACATCTGTGCTTATGGTGACACTATAGGCTACACTAAACGAGACACTCTTTTCAAAGAGTTGACTATGATAGAGGATTAGTAAATGAAAAACAATGTAACACATGAACCAAAAGAAGAAGTGTTGTTGGCACCTAAAGGAAAGATCTTCGTAACTATAAAGGAAGACAATAAAGTACACGTAAGTAAAGAGAGTGATTTATTTCTAGGTATGTTAGGTTATACAGTAACCTATACTCTATGTCAGCCAAATAGAACAGTTACTGTAAAGTCTAGTGTCAATAGAGCACTAGATAGTGAAGAAGTCTGCCAACAATGCTTATATTCGAAATGATGCAAGGCGCCACCTAAAAATGGCTGTTTCCCATCTAAGAAGAATTATTTTTCAAAATCCCTTGACATTTTAATCGGAATGGATTATACTATCCCTGTTCGTTCGGCAAGCACGCCGTAAGCACTCCGATAGGCGCAGGGTACCGGGCTAGACTTTAGACTTAGTTGTTCATTACGAAACAAACAGTCCTAGCGTTTAGTCTGATGGAATACACGACGTAGAGTGACTGATGTGATCCAATAAGTGCAATATAGACTTTAGCGAGGGATGGTGAAATGGTAATACACGCTAGACTTAGGGTCTAGTGAAGATAAGCTATCCTCTTGATCAGTTATGTTAGCATCTTCAATTGCAGGTTCAAGTCCTGCTCCCTCGACAAGTCTACACTCTATTGAGATTAATTTTCCCCACAAAAGAAAGTGAGAATAAATGGTAACTGTAAAAAGGTCCGTAGTAAAGACAGGTGGTAAGCCCTCGACCACGAACACTAGGGTATCCACTAGGGTATCCAGCTCAACACGTCAAAGAGTTATTGATGATGAGATGGACTTGTCAATACCAGATGGACCTGTTCCAGTAAGCAAGACATTAGCTACAGCAGCAATCTACCTATATGGAGAAAGTGGCATAGGGAAAACAGAGTTTAGCTCTAAGTTTCCAAAGGCTATCCATATGATGTTTGAGCCGGGTGCAGAGTGGCTACAAATACCACGTATACCACGGCAAGGACAATTCGTTCATTGGGCACAATATGACAAGGCAATAGACAACCTTATAGGTTCCGGTAAGTATGATAATGTAATTCATGACACCGCAGATTTTGCGTGGGATCTTTGTGCCCAAGACATTTATGAAGCAGCAGGTGAAGCTGATATAAACTCTGGCAAGCTAGGGTATAATGTTGGTAATAAGCGCCATGTTGCTACATTCCGTAAAGCCATCCTAAAGATTACAGGCTCTGGTCGTGGAGCTATGTTTATCTCTCACTCTAAGTATGAAGAGTTTGAGAAGGTAACAGGTATAAAGTCTACTAAGATGATAGGCTATACCGAGAAACGAGGTAGAGAGTTCTTAGATGGTTTCTGCGATTTAGTCATGTGCTACACTTATGTTAATGGCGAACGCTACCTGATAATTAGAGGCAGTGATAACGTCTTTGCAAAGTGTAGGATACCCGACCATTTCCTAACTCCTGATGGTGAGCAAGTATTTGCCATACCAATGGGTGACAGTGCTGATGAGAGTTACGCAAACTTTATGGCTGCGTACAACAACAAACAAGATGATCCTTGCATACTAAACCGTGTGCCGGAATTGTCTACAAGGAAAGCTAAATGGAAAGTAAAGTAGAGACAGAGATGACTGCTCCTGATATCTACGCTGATGATGATTATGAGCATGTAGAGGCTAGAGTAGGAGACACAATCTCATATGCAGATAACGGTGAAGAGAAAATAGGAACCATAAAGGGTATTGATTACACAAACGATACCATAACTGTAAGTATTGGTCCTGTAAGGAATGGAGTAGTACAGACTAAAGTCATTCCTCAAGACGATAGCATAACTCTTCTCTTGCCTGAAAAAGAGCACAAGAAACGAATGAAAGCAGAGCAGACTGAGGAACTGCTAGCAGACCTATCTAAACTTAAGGTAGGTGATGAAGTACAGTACAAGTTTAGTGCAGCAAGGTTCATAAAAGATAACACTTTACTTCTTCACGGTAAAGTCACCGATATCACCCATGATCATAGTGTCATCACCATAGAGCCTATCATGGAAGAAATACACCATGTAAGCATCTCCGACATCATCAGCATACGAGGTATGCATATGCAGAAAGAACAATCCAATGTCAACCACAACGAGTAACAAGTATGAAGCAGCTAGGGAGAAGGCTAGACAAGCCGCTCCAAACTTTGGGCTAAAGAATATGACACACGGTGTTCGTAGCGAGACGTATCTCCTTCACCGTTGTTCCAATTGCGGATGCACTCGTTTCAACCCATGCACTTGCAAGCGACGAAAAGCCTAGACTTTGTGGTGGTACTGCTGGTAAGACCCAGTAGCTAAGTAACATGGAGTGCAGTATGTTTACGTGCCGATAAGTCGGTTCGTCATACTGTCCAATGGAGCCACTAGACTTTGTGGTGCTCATATCCCATGACGATATCATGACATGAGTTAAATGTGTAATGTTCGGCATCTTAGATGATGTGGATGGAAATATAGCCACAGTATATGTATGCAGAGTTATTACACAGCCACTACGGGTACTTGGGACCGATGCTACTACCATTCATCTAGGCTACTCTAGACACTAGAAAGTAAGTCCTATTGTTGATTGCCAGTATAGGTAGTAGGTCTACAAGCTAAGAGAGTAGAATAGGGTCACTACTACTGCCACTAAACATGTTCATTCCCAGAGAATGAGCAACCTCGTAGACTTTGGTCTACATCTCGGATACATCTACGTTACTATAAAGGAAACAAGAATGCCTGTACCTAAGACATCGACAGCAGCAAAGACTGCATCGAAACCATCCACCGCCGCAAAGAAACCAGCAGCTTCAGCAGACCCATTTGACATAGATGCCCTGTTGGAAGTAGGTGCCCGTTCGTGGGACCAAACCGTAGAAAAGACAAAGCAATCAGGCTTTGACTTTGAAGATGGCACATACGACGTGCTAGAGGCTGGATACGATGGTCCTAAGCCTACAGAGAAGGGCGACAGAGTAGGAGTAACCTTCACTCACACCATCATGGACGGCCCTCATGCCAAGAAGACAGTCTACGATTGGATTGGGTTAATGGACAGCAAAGACCCTACACTGATCAACCCATGGTTGGTACAACGGTTAGAGAAGTTGACCGGTATTGAAGCTGATGAACTCGATATTCGTAACCTGGGGATGATCCTAAAGGATGCGTACTCCGGTCCCGACAAGTTCTTCAAGCTTACACTCAAGACTAACGACTGGGAGAATGCAGAAACCGGCAAGTCTGGTACTTCTCAGAACGTTAGACTTGGAAAGCCTATCGAAGGCGTATACTCTTCCCAGAAGAAGAAAGCTGGTGCAGCTAAACCTAAGCCTCCCGTCACTGTTGAAGAAGATGATGATGAGGATGAAACAGAAGAAGAGACTATAGAGTTGGAGAAGGGTTCTGAAGTCTCATGGTCTGTCACAACAGGTGCTGGCAAAGCAAAGAAGACTGTAGAGTTCCAAGGAACCATCATCTCTATTAACGAGAAGGCTGAAACAGCCAAGATAAAGGATAGTGACGGCAAGACACATCCTGCTGTCGATATCTCTGAACTCTCGCTTGTCGAAGCTGAAGAGGATGAAGAGACTGAAGAGGATGAGGATGCAGAACCTTTTGAAGAAGGCCAAACTGTATCATGGACTACTTCAGAGAAGGTAGGAAAGAAGACTGTAGCTACTGAGCATTCCGGTACTGTAGTCTCTTGTGAACAGGATGAAGATGAAGAGTGGCAAGTCACCGTAGACACTGGTGAGACTACCACAAAGACCGTCAAGGGCAAGAAGACTGAAGTTGCTGTTACTGAAGTCATTGCAGCCTCTCAGTTGACACTTTCTGAAGATGAAGAAGGTGAAGACGAAGACGATAGTGATGATGAGGATGAAGACAGTGACGAAGATGCAGAAGAAGCATCCTACAGTGAAGGTGATGAAGTCTCCTTCATGCTTGACGATGAAGAGGTATCGGGCATCGTAGACTCTATAGAGGACAGTGGAAACCTGAACGTCAAAGTAGGTACTGGCAAGAAAGCTGAAATCTACGAGATTGAAACTTCCGAAGTCATTACTGTAGGTGACGATGAAGAAGGTGACGACGAAACAGACGAAGAAGAGACTACAGACAGTATCGAGAAGGACGATACTGTAGAGTACCTCAACGTAGGTAGCAAGAAACCTGTAACCGGTATTGTTCTATCAGTTGATGAGAAAGCGGAAACCTGTAAGGTTAAGACTGGAACGGTTACAAAGACGATCAAGTGGGAACAGATTTCCACCGTCATGAAACCTGAGTAGTATAGTCTCTAGGTTAACACCACTAACTTAGATACTGGCAGGGCTGGCTAAACGCTGGCCCTGTCTTTTTTGGCCGCGGAGCACCACAATGACGAAAGAAAAGTTTGCACCTAAAGTTCCTACAGCTCAACAACTTGATGAGTGGATTTCAAAAGGACTAAAGGTTAGAGCAGGTAAGATGCTCGATATGTCTTCTGATGAACCTGAAACTGTTGAAGGAACTCTACATTATTATGGTTATGGTAACTTTGAAGTACACTCTGATGATGGCCGGCACCACAAAGTATACAGAGCAGAGATAGAGCTTATCCCAGAGAAAGAAACGGCGGCAACCCCACACGTTAGCTTTTCCAAAGAAGAGCATGAGTGCTTAAAGAATATAGTGGATGCTGCTATACCTTCATGGTGCCGTTCTTCTCTAGTTGCACAAGTTGAAGCTGAACTAGACTTTGGTGTGGCAGAGTTCCTAGTGAAGATCGGACTACTACCTGAAGTCATTAACACTGAGACTTTACCCAGATTAAGCCCTGAAACTCCACAGAGACCATCACAGAGGGATCTAGAGGCACTTAAAGAAGGTGATATCATCACCTTTGAAACATCCGAAGTTGACACTACACTAAGAAGGATTATATCAGGAACAATAGTAGAGGTACTAGATCCAATATCTGATGATGAATACAGTGTTAAGGTTAGAACACTATACTGTAGGGATAACGCTTTTAGTGAGCCTGATCCTAATGAGGATGATCTTTGGGAAGTCTTTTTAGACGATGTACTTTCTATTGTTACTGTCGATCATACCTTATTAGTACAAGACTAAACTCTATCCACAGAAAGGGATAAGAAAACACAATGGCTA